TCACACCTTTTCACCACTCGATAAGTTGAGGGTTACAGTTCGGAAGGGATCTTCAAAACCTTCCCGGACAACCGTGGACCTTGGCCCACGGCAGCCCGTGCATATCTATCCGCCCTACGGGGTGGCTGCAACTTTCGAGCTCCCAACCAGCTGGAACGACGAGATGTCGTCTTCCATCAAGGAGGTTACCCGACCACAGTACATAGAGATACCATGGCAAGTCGCAGTCACTACGCAAAACGCGGCGCGACGATGCTTCCACGATACATTTAAACCTCAGCCGTAATTGCGACTGCCGCATCCGTTTCCGGATAGGCTTAGCAAGTGGATGATTAAAATGTAGGCCGCTAGTCAACCCCATATATGATGGGACAACGTTGCGGTACTGTTTTCCAATGTATTGGATACAGGTCGTGATAAGCGCGTCAACCGCCGGGTTACCCTCATCACAATCGGCGCCGTAGTACCACGCCTTAAGTTCATTTACGAACTTAAGGATGGGACGCGGGTCGTCTTTTGTGAAGGGATCGCGGACGAAGAATGGGGCAACGCAACGACCATTAAACCAGTGGGCGCCACAGCTCTCACGGAACGGACCAGTTCTGAAGGTTTTCTTCATATTGGCTTCCATTCCGAAGAACGTGATGCACTCTAGAAAACGGTCGTACGAGCTGTTCGGGATGACTACGTCGTCACCGAACACACCGATCTTCTCGACAGCCTGCGCGAGCGGAAGCTCGGAACAGGCAACTGCAAGGCCGAAGTAAATCAGGCTTTGTAGCTCGAAGGTGAAGCCATTTCCCATAGAGGAAAATAGCTCCAATCGGTGCCTCGTTCCATCGGGCCCTAGGACCCACCGTTCGGAGATCGCCGACATGTAGTCGAACCACTCCTCCGGCAGGAGAAGACGTACACATTCTGTCACGATCCGATTACTCGAATCGACGGCGTCGTGTGTCACGAGTTCACCTGTGATGGATGCCATACGCGCGAGCTCCTGATTTCTGGTTTGGTCTGTAAGATCAATACCATACTTTTTCAGGCGATCGCGGATATGAATGCCACACCCCCTCTGTAGTAGAACGTTGATATCGTTTCCGATGATAATGCTCCTATCGATATCGCTATCCTTAGGTACACTATCCCATCTGGCGTACTCGTGAAAGTTTACGCCACGGATCAACCCGATCTCCTCTGCCTCGCGATAAGCTAAGCAGTGTCGTTCGGTATACAGTTGGAAGTAGGGGTATGCTTTGCGCGTGCAATTGAGGCGGTCCCACGTTGGGATCGTCTTCAGCTCGACGCAGGCTGATGCCCGTGTGCGGCTAGTGGACGCTCCATTCGTGAAGTGACTGTTGCGCAATACATCGTCAATAGAGAACTTACCAAGAATCCGGGAGATTTCTCCCCGGGCCCTGATGAGTCGCAATATCAATTCATTATTGCCCTTCAGCCCCACACCTGCGGTTATATTTGTGTTTCGGATCCGGTTCAGCCTCTCAGTCTCCTGAAAGGCTGCCCAGGCAGCGCGCCGCGTATGCTTCGCGTTGCCCGGACGGCCGAGTTTACGTGTTATATTGTATAGCAAATAATCCCTGCGGAAGTCTGAGAAATCAGTCCCACATGGAATCGCGGTTATACCAACCCGCGCAGAAGGATCGACAGAAGTGTTCGATCCAAGTGCTTTTGCTAGACCACGTATCACGTTGCACAGAAAGTCTGGTTTCATATACGAAATCCTCAGTTGCCTGTTTACACTTGTGGGGAAATCCCATCGGTGAACATCGCCTGTACTGCTGGATTAGCAGCTAACGAGGCAAACATCGCGATAAAGTTATCGCGTGCGGCTTCCGAAGCGGCAAGCACGCTCGAGAGATCGAGCGAGCCCACTTCCGTATACGAGACGACTGGCTTACCGCAAGAAACGTCTGTACACACAGTCGGGATCGACA